CTTGAAAGAAGTGTGCTATAGTTATTTAATACTTGTGTTGCAGTAGATGATGTTAAAGCTTCTAATTCTGCGTCTGTTAGTGCTTCGTTGAAGTATAGTAGAGAACGTGTTTTTCCGAAGAAATTATCTGTTATTACACTCGCAGGAGCAAAATTTAATCTGTCTAATCCTAATGGTGTAATGCCGCTTGAATCTGTTACTACTTCAACACCATTTACCCAAAGTGCAAAATCATTTTCTTTGTATTTTAAGGCAATTTTATTAAATGCCTTTGTATTAGCAACACCAGTATAATTAAATATTGCTTGATATGTGTTACCGCTTAAAACATTAACATCTAATCTTCCTAATGCATTATAAGAAATAAAAATTCTATTACTATTAGTCCCATCTGATATTGAAATAGCATTATTGCCATCGTTTTCTAATAAAGCCATATCTACAAACAAAACACCTTCTTCATTATTAAATATAGTACTATCTCCAGCGTTGTTACATACGTCTGCTAATCGTGTTACTGCACTTCCGTTAGTTGGTATGTATGATGTAGGGTAAGAACCTTCTTCAAGTTGGTGTCCGTAAGTAAGAACTCCATTAACACCATCTCCAGTAAACAATGCATTTCTGCCAACATTTGCAAGTATAGGAACTATAATAAATCTGGCGGACGTTGAACCAACATCTGTAGTTGCTTTAACAATACATCTGTACCATCCATCTTTATAATGCTCTATGCTTGCTGAATATCCAGCTGAGTTTAAATCGCCATTCGCTAAAATTCCGCTTTTTAGATTAAAGTTTTGATATTTAGATGAAAAACCAGTAGAAGTTGCTATTTGAATAAAATCGCTACCACTTGATTTAAAGAATGCGCTATAAACATAATTAGTTTCACTTGCACCATCTCCGTAAGATAGTCTCTCAAACCAATGCTTGTTACTTGTTGCATTGGCAACTAATTTTGTAGCATTATTTTGTCCGTCGGGACTTGTATCTTGATTGTTTGTGTAAGAAACATTAGCACCATCGTTCCAATAAGTGTTTGTGAAGTTTTGGGATTGTAAAACTTTATTAATCCTCTGTGGTTCTAACAACAAAGTAGGACAAGCTCCATCTGAATAGTCTAATCTTGGTATGTCTGTATCGTCTGTTACTTCTTTTACTGACACGTTGTCTATTGAACCAACAAAAGCAGCAGCGTTTATACTTACATTACCATTAGCTCCTGAAGACGCAACTAACTCCTCTGAGTAAACTCCGTTTCCAGAAACAGATGTTCCATTTGAGTTTGGACTTCCATTAATTGTTGGGTGTACCTGACCACTTACATAATCTTTAATTTCAAAAGATATTCTATATTTTTTGTTAGCCTGTAATCCAGTACTTTGATATAAAAATCCATAAGCCCCGTTGCCAGTAGCAACTTGACCGTCTGTAGACCAATCACTCGAGAACGTCCAATTCTGTCCTACTTCTTTTACAGATATGTTGTCAAAGTTTATGAAATCGCCTTGAGATAGATTTTGTTGGCCTATTATTACGTGCAAAGAAGTCCCAGTAGCTTTAAAAAAATATGTAAATTCTTGCCAAGTATTAGCTTCATTAAAATATAAACCAGTGTCCACAAAAGTAGAGGTATTCCAAATCGTTATTTGACTTGAAATATTAGTCGCTTTAGCACTGAATGTTAATTTATATATTTTATTTTGAGTTAAACCATCGTTTTGCCTAATATAAGCATTACTTTCCGTAGCCGTAGTTTTTATAGTTCCATTGTCCCAAGTTGATGTGGAAAGATAATCTACCCAAGAAGATATGTCAGTATCAAAAGTACCATTAAGAATCAACTCCGTTTCACTAACATCTTCAAAGTCTCCGTTTTGTACTAACTCATCACTTAATACTTGTACGCTTTCTATATAACCTTGTGAGTTTACTCTTGTAGCATCTGAACCTCTTGAGAAGTCAAAGTCTCCATCTGTGATTACTTTATAAGATACGTTGTCTATTGTTATAGGAGAACCAGTGTTATTCCAAAAACCAATGCTCTCTCTATAGTTTGAGAAATTATCAAGAGTAATTACTCCATTTTGTAAAGTTTGACCATCGTTTAAGGTTAAAAAACTTTGAGCAAATGAACTTCCGCCTGACGTTGGTTGTAATAAAAAACCAGCTTGAGAAAAGTTAGTACACCCAGAAATTGTAAGAGTTAATATTCCCTTACCAGCATCGTGTCCAGTATTTACACCACCTTGTGTTAAGTAAGCGAACCCAGCAGTACCAGTAGATGTTGCTACACCGTTTTCAATACTCCAACCCGTTCCTTTATTCCAATCTGAATCAGTATCAAAAGTTCCGTTAGTTACTAAGTTGTCGCTTGTTGTCTGTGCGGGTAAAACACTATATACTTTGCCTAAAAAACCACCTGCGTTGTTTTCGTCTGCTTCCCCCTTATAACCAGAAGGAATCATAGCTAATCCTAATTTATCGTATGCGCTCATATATCTTCTATTCTTTTAAGTTCAGCCTCTAAACAAGCCTGTGCTTCAAATATACCTCCATCCGTTTCTACTCTACTCTTAAAAGACCCTACTACACTTGAAGCAATGTCCTTGTAGATTAATCCAAAATTATTGTTTGCAAGGTGTGCTGTTCCCCACCAACTCGTTTCGTATATCTTTCCGTAACTCATCTTTTTCTATTTTACTTAAAAAGGCAAATAGCTTTTTTATGTTTTCTTGTTTTGGTTTATATCTTCCTCTCTTCTCGCCCATTATCCTAAATAGATTCCTCCAAAGTTTACATCCTTATCCGGGTGCATATCCTCATTAGAAGATTCTAAATACTCTGGATATAAATGGCTATTGAAATCCATATAATCCATAAATCTCCTGGTGTAGAACTCCGCTGTTTCAGTTGCTCTTCTGACTAATATATTTAACTCCTCTGTAGTAATGCTATCACTATTCTCACTTCTATGTTTAAATACACCTCCATTACTAACTTGGTAAGCAGCAAATGGCATATAATCACTCTGTGTAAACCAAATCAACATTGGTTTTATATATTCATCAAGTAAAGTTTTGTAATCAGCATTACCAGCATCGCTAATCGTATTATCCAATATCAAAGTTTGCATCTTATCATATAACTTACCACCTAAGTAGTTTTGTATATGCGTGTCTTGAGCAACCTCAACAAATTGAATAATCTTATCTGGGTCTACATTACCGCTTAAAATAGACTTCTTCTTTAAGTCTAATATCGATATGAATAACGCTTTCTGTGCCATCTTTATTTGTTTTTACTTGGATAAGCCCCTTGATTTGGCATATCTACTGGTCTAATCGGCACTTCCTTTGGATTCTTTGGTGCTACATATCCATCCTTCAATGCCTCATCTTCACTTACTCTACTTCTTTTCTTAAATACTCTTCGCTCCCAATAATGGTGGCAATTCTTTCCACCCTTAAATTTTAATAGTGAGTAATTTCTTTTCTTATGTCCTAACTCCTTATTGATTCCTCTAAACGACATCATATTAATGTCCTCTTTTCTGAATACAACATCCTTTTCTGTTAAAGATTCCATACTCACACAAAACTCTCTACTCTTTGCAGATTTTCTTACAGGCATATAAGCATAACGTACTTTGTAGCCTTTATTATCCTGTACACTACTCTTATTAGGGGAAGCATCGCCTTTCTTAACTTTTGCAAGTTTATTGAAATCAAATTCTTCATCCTCGTCTTTTACTTGTTCGGTGTGTACCAACTCCCACTCATTCTCATCTATCTTCTCTCCTAATTCCTCAAGCTGTGAAAGTAAGTCACTAAATTCATCATCAGATAATTCTTCAGACTGTGCAGACAACTTCTCACCGGTTTCCTCTTCTCTCTTTACTTTAGTAGATATGTTATCTAATTCTGTAAATTCAATAGGCTGTAGCGTAATGAAGTATAGATTCAAGTATATATCGTTAAAAGACAAAATCTCATTGAGTCCATCTATAATACCTTGTTGGAATGGTCTAATTACAATGTTATCCATTAAGATACTTGCTGTTCTTAATTCCTCTGCATTGTTACCAAAACCAGTATTATCCTTAATACCTAAAAGTATTGGAGATACAATACCGTGTCCAAGCATTATTTTCTCTCTTGCTTCATCAGCTAAGAATTGATATTGTGCGTGAGCATCCGGTAAGTGTATCGGCTCTATAGTGGCAGCCTCTTCAGCTGATTCGTTAAAGTTCAACACAAACTTTCCTGTGTTGGAAGAACCACCAAACTTCTCATACAATCTTCTTTCAATAAGCTCTTGTGTTTCCTCATTAGGAATACCATTATTGAAGTTTACCATTAAAGAAGGCTGTAGTCCATTTCTAATATTATTGATATGATAATTAGAAACTTCCTCCTCTAATTCACAATACTGCAAACAACCATTATAGTCTACCGGAGAGTAATAATAAAAACCAGACTTATAAGGCTTGAAGATGTATAACTCAATAAGTTCACCTTTTGCTCCGCACCCAAATGAGGGTATTCTTTTTGGCTTATCATTAGGCTTTATATAATCCCAATCTGGATGATAGTAATACGCCTCAATCTTACCATTCTTTGCTTTCTCTGCTTGTAAAGTCTCCATAGGAAAATGAAGTACTTGAATAATCTTAGATTTATTAGCATTGTAAACCACTTGTACCGCAGCTTGTCCTAATAACTTGTAATCATTCACTACCTTTCTCATACAAGAAGGCTTAAACAATAACTTCATCTTCGCATACATCTCTGGCTTATCTTGACTATCGGTAGCATCTAATCCTCTACCATAAATCATATCAGAAATACCATTGATACATCTTGAGTTTGTTGGACTCCCTAAGTACTTGTCTATAAGACTTGAGAAATAGCTTTCTCCTGTGTCAGCATCTATATACCTAACCCAATCTTTTCTCTTGTCTTCAATAACTTTAGGGGCTTGATAACCACTCAAGTTTAATACCCTTATGCTGTTTTTATATTCTTTCATAGAATTACATATTCATCGTCGTGACTATATTCTGTATAAGTATCCGGCATTTTGTATACCTCATTCTTATTCGTTTGAGATGTAATGTAAATTAAATCTCTATAGAACACATCTGTTTCTGATTTTAACTCAAAGCTGTAGATTTGACCCTCCTTAAAAGTTACTGAAGGTGTAAGACTAACCTCTACAAAGTTTTCATTGTCTGATAAAGCCACGCTGAATGTAACACTATCATCTGTTACACTTGTTCCGTTCTCTTCTAATACTACAGAAGCAGTTCCTAATACAGTTGTATTGTATGTTACAGGAATAATACTGAACGTCTGTACTGTAGTTATTGGTCTTAATTTAATCATCTTATTAGGATAACTAAAAGAGTGATTTTTTGTTTCATAAAAAAAGGGGCATATAGCCCCTTCTTCTAATATTTGTTATGCTGATTATGCAGAACCATCGTCAATGGTAGCTTCAGAAATCCAATCTCCAGTAATGAAGTTAGAAGGTTTCTTCTCCATTCCAGTAAATGTAAGTGTATAACCACTTAGGTCTCCCATAGCAGCACCAGTTACTACTGTACCTCCGGTTACATCAGCACCGTGTTCTCTACCTACTAAAAAGTAGTTTCCATTGTAATCTTCAACTACAATTCTTGGTCTTCCAAATGCTAACAATTTAATCTCTTTATTATCAGCAGAAGATAATTTAGGTAATGTCAACTCTAACACTTGCTCAAAGAAAGTTGTTCCGTTCTCTCTTGAAGAAGTAATGTTCTGTGTTAAAGAAGATGTACCTTTAAGTGCATATTGATAAGCTGTTAACCCTGTAAAATCTGTATGAGCAACAGTATCGTCAGCTGTTTCTGTAAAAGTGTCTGTAGAATCATAATTGATGAAATAAACATTCTTTAATCCACCAACTGTATCCTTACAAGGTAACACTCTACCATCTGTAATATCACAAGCCATATGTTTTCTATTTTAAATAAAAAAAGGGTAGGTAGGCTCAAGGCTCACCCACCCCTTTTTAGGTTATTAATCTATTTTATTAAGAGTAGATAACTACATCTTCTACTACTCCTACTTCAACACCAGCAGTTGCTCTCATAACCATTCTTACGTTTTGAGAACCATCGATGTCAGCCATATCAATTACTTTTACTTCATTTAAATCTGATTGTAAACCAGTACCGAAGAAAAGATTTGAACGCTCCGCAGCAACCATCTTGTTACTTGGAAGTCCGTTAGCAACAAACATTTTGATACCATCAAAAGTTAATCCTTGACCGTTGTACCAAGTTGTTCCGTTGTTTCCTACACCGTTAGCACCTACAGAAGCAGCAGCTGATTCAGAACCAGCAGTACCGAATGCTTGAACAGCAAATCCGCCTAATGTTCTAACGTATGCTTTGTGTACGTTCTGTGGGATGTAGATGTGTAAGTCTTCTGAACCATAAAGAGCAGAAGGAATAGCATCAACTACTTTTCCTAACTCGTCAATTACGTTAGCAGCAGTTACTGTAGTACCAGTAATTTCTTGTGCATCTGGAATGTCAGCAGTAGCATCAGCTAACTTGTGAAGGATTCCATCGAATAAAGCATATCCGGTAGCTCCACCAACTTCTCCGTTCCAAATTGTGTTCTCAATGCTTTCAGCAACTTTAGCAGCTACTTGAGCAATTAAGAAATCAGCAAATGAAGGAGGTAAGTTATCATAGGCAGAAATACCCATTGCTAAAGCCTCCCAGTCCGAGCGATAGTCTTTCTTACAAAGCTCCAAATTTACTTGAAGTTCAGTTGGAGTTAAAATTCTTTCTACTAATGAAATCTTATCAGCAGAAGCAGTAAAATCACAAGTAGCAGCAACTAATGCATCAGAAAGATTTAATCTCTTAATTACTTCTTGGTATTTTACGTTTGGTTTAATGGTGATTCCACCATTTGCAAGTGTGTTTCCACTTAATAAAGCTGCTGCGATATAATCTCCAGCAAATTCACCTGCGTAAGTCGTAGTTATGGTATCCGTAGACCCAGAACCTGTAATGTCTCTTAATTTTACGTTTTGAGTACTCATTTTATTTATCTATTGTTTGAAATTTGTGCATATACTCTATCAAGAATAGAAGGCATTCTATTTTGAGAAAGTTTGATTTTTACTTTTTGTTCTTGTACTTCTTCCGGAGAGTGTGTTAATGGCTCTACAGCAGAAAGCTCTTCCTTAACCTCTTGAGGCTCTTGCTTAGAAAGATTCTCTTCTACTTCTTGAGGAACTTCCATTTCTTCTTGGTAGCTCATCTTTTCAACCAACTCATCATACATAGCTTTCATTTCAGCTAATGCAGATTCCATCTCTTCTTTAGTTACATACTTGTCTTCTTTTGACTCTTCTTTAGGCATATCTTCCATAGCCTCTTCTTCAGCCAATTCGGTAGATACTTCTACCTCTTCGTTTAGTTCTATTTCTTCCACTTTTTCTGTTTCAGAAGAAAGCAGAACATTTTTCAGTTTTTCTACGATTTCTGTTGCTTTCATAAATTAATTTATATAAGGTTTAACTGTTACTTTTTATATTGTTGTATTTTAGGCTTTTTTCTGAATGATAAACCACTCTGTACCATCAGACCATATCGCTATACCTTCATACGATTTATTTATCTCATACGCTCCTGTGCCATCTAATGTATCTCCACTTGCGGGTGTAAGGTCTACTCTTGTGTTAGTATCAAAAGTATTGTCTGTGATAAATCTTATCTTTCTGTTTGTGCTTGATGCAGCCGTAGGAAGTGTGTAAGTAGCCGTACCATTCGCACCACTCCAACTTAAATGAACAATATGTGCATCTGGGTAATCTGCTAAATCTACGTTTACACTTGCTTGTACTGTTATGTTAGTAGCTATTAGGTAGTTTTTTATGCCGTTTACCGTTGT